TGATTAGGGCATCGACCGCCTGACGTTACTGGCAACGGATGCCCTACAATATCCCGCACTGTCTGCATTCGATTTAAATGCTCCTGGCTCACACTGCGATGATCGCAATCAGAGTGGCCGCAAGTGCAGCGCAGTTTAAAGTCGTACTCTGGTGTAAAATTCTTTGTCGATACGCGTTTGCTGTTGTTCAATGATCTGCCCCTACGGTGTCTATTGCCATGGTGTTATCCGCTAAAAGTCTTTGTCTGAGCGCTTAACCGCAAGCGCTGCGTATTTCTTCTGCATCCTCTGCAATCTGTTTAAGCTATCGCGCTTTTCTTTTGCGCTCATTGTTCGACTTAAATGTATCCTGGTCATTTTCTTTCTGATCTGTGATAGCTTGCGCTGCACTTTTGCTAAGGCCGCCTTGTGTCGCAAGATTCCTTTGCCTTCGCGCCTCAATTTTGTAGCTGTAGCAAGATCGCCGTATTCTCTCGCCTGCCTTATATCCGCATATAACTGCGTTGTTTTGTTGAGTCGATCATAGAATGTCGTAATGTATTTTGACGACCGGCCATCACCCTCGCGTGCGAACCTGCCTATGACCGGGTAGTCTGATATCTGCATCGACGGTTTAACCGGCGCATCTGTGGCTTGCCTGATTGCGATATCAAGCCCCGCCTCTGCTGTTGATCCAGCCCAGCCAAGATATCCCCTAACAAGATGATCTATCTGTAATGGCGACAATACAACTTTACCCCATGTAATTTTGTCCATTCCATGGCTTGCTAATATAGCCGTTTCACTTGTCCAAGCTCTTTTTCTCTCAGTCGGTGACAAATTTTTCATACTGGCAGACTCAATGCCGCGCCCGGTAAAGCTGTTCTTGTTTGCCCAGATTTCAACCATTGGCTTAACGGCTTGCGGTGTTGGGTTAAAGGCAAATGTATGGCTGATCGTGTGCCAAAGTCTTTCGGCAAACAACTCTCCGTGAACCTCATCATCAACCAACTGTTCAAGCAATCGCTCTGCCGTGGACGCTATAGCGCCAACCTCGAACGGTCGTGGTAGCCGGTACATTACATTAGATCCAGGAAGCTTGAATAAGTGGTAGGTGTCTTTCTCCCACTCTTCTGCGTCTTGATAATCCTCATCGTCTTTCATTGATAAATACAGCGCCATTGATGCCAGTGAGTACATGCCCACAACAACTGAAAATTGACGGCGTTGGTTTTTATCCATAGCCGAACGGCTAAGTTTATCAAGCCCTTGTAGTCTCGCATTAAGAAACGGAACCATCCCCGCTAATGCCCGTACCGCTGTAGATGAGCCAGTGCGGGAGAAATCAAGATGGTCTCTTGCTTCAAAGTTTGCTGTCAAAAGGTCTTTGTCTTTATTGATAGCTTGGTCGAAATTGGCCGCCCGGTTTACGTTCTCCAGCCTAGCCCCAAAGTCCTGATACTTATCCCACAAAGTGCTGATATATTTTGGCGTCAAAATAGTGTTGCGCTTAATCCCTTTGTTCACCAAAAACCTTACAGCTTCTGGATCTGCGCCATGGATGTACCCAGAATCGCCAAACGCCCCGCCGCCGGCCACCATCCTGTTAATGGTTCGAGAACCCTTCTTAGTGGACTGGAACCCCTCGTATAAATTCTTGGCAATATTGGTACTCATGTCCGCTACAGCAATGGCCTGTATCGTATCCCGGAACAGGTTCGCAATTTTGAAGTTTGGCGATGCTGTCACGCCTATGGTTAGCACTCGCTTGAACGCTCTAAGCGCCTTCATTGCTGGATTATTCAGCCCCTCTTGATTTAGGGATAACAAGGACTCCAGAACAAGCGCCCCATCTTGCCCTCCGGCTATGTCGTACCATACCTCTTTCCCATTATCTCTAACGTAAACGGCATCTTTTCCTTTTGCATGTTTGTTTGTTTTTGTGGCCAATCCTATATTGCTAGCGCTATCAAGCGCTGCCGCCGCGGCTTGGTTCTTTAAGCCAGCGCCTAAAATGTGGCTCCAGTTCATAAGAACGTTTGTGAGCAGGTCATTAAGCTGCATATCGGCACCTTTCAACTTCTTATAGGCCGACTGTCTAACCAAGCCGCTACCGAAAGACCCAGGACCGCGCCCGCCATCTTCAATCATGCGGTAAAAAGGAAGGTAGAAGCCCTCCTCTTCCCAAGCTATTGCCTCTTCTTTGTTGATGAGACCTGTATCAACACCGACTTGGGTAATAGAATTGCCCAGCGCTTCAAAGTCTGTCCTAACACTTTCATAAAGCTCTAGTCGGCTATCTCCGTTTTTCAGTGTGCCATCAGAAAGCGATTTAAGGGCTTGGATATTTTGACCATCAAAGAGATTTTCTTTCCCCTCAAAAGACAGCTTCTCAGCTCTATTGCCGGCTATCCACATAAGCCAATCATCTAGCTCAGCACCAAGCGGCTTTAGCGTATCCTCCAGCCCTTTCGTGCCTTCGACTACATCTATGGCCCCGCTATCATCAAGCACGACGTGGCCGTACTGCATGGCGGCCTCAAGCGCGCCGTTTGATGAGCGGCTTAAGTGAGCCATCATCCATGCTTTGTTGTCTCCAATAACTGATTTAAACGAATCGTATTGATCGACCACTTTTTGGCGTAGTTTGTTTTTTATTCGATACCTTGCTTCTTCGTACTTTTCTTTGAACGGCTTCTTAGTGCGCTGCCCAAATCCACCCACATTGATTGCCGCTTCCTGCTCTGGCGTGTAGTCTCGCGTTGACTCAGCTTCACGGCTGAACATCATAAAGCCGTTATCGGTGATTTTATCGCGGGCCTCTTTTGGTAATGGTGCAGACCATATTTTACTGTCGTCATTATTCCAGTCGACTGACTTTAGTTTCGGCTCGATGCCTGTCAGTTTCTTGACGATAGACTTCATTTTTTTATCGTACTGCGCGGTGTAGTCGAAACTATCCGACCATCGTTCGCTCATCATCCTGCCGGAAGGCCATGCGATAGCCTCTGCGCCTCGCCCTGCTGCGTCGATAAGAGTGCGCTTCATAGTGAGGGCTAGCCACTTGTCGCCTTTAAATGGGGCGTCTGGAGGGGCTGGCTTAAAGGTTCTTGCCTTGTTTACGCTCTTGTCTCTGGCTGCGACCAGGCTGGCAAGCTCTCTTTTATCGCTATTGCCAACCGCGCCATCTGCTAGCTTTTGGTAGTCGTTTTTTACAGCGTCGTAGTAAAAAGCGGTTTCTGATCCGGCAAGCTGCTTGTCTTTAGCTGATAGATTTGCGTACACTTCCGCGCTTTTTTTGGCCAAAGCCTCCTTTGCTTCATCTTTCTCTTGCCACATATCATGCTGTGTCGGCCCATCATATCCGCCAGCCTTCCTTGCATCAGAATGCCAATCGCTCTGCATTTCTTCGATAAAATAGGTGTTATCGCCGTCAATCTCCCGGTCAGTAACGCGGGTGAATGCCAGCACGTTGTCGTCGTTGAAGTGGCCGCCTTCGTAAATGCCTTCACTGTTAGGCAGGATTAGTTTGTTTTCGCGGTAATTATCAAACTCGCCATTCTCTGTGTAGTCGATGTACTTCGCATCTTCTTCGCCTGTTTCGTTTAGCAAGCCTAAGTCACTCGCCCACTCGTTAGCTTGTATTTTTGCCTCTGATACAGACCCTATCCCGTCGTTATACACCTCGCCTGTCTCGTGGTCGTCTCGTATTACAGTCCATCCAGCCTCCTCTGTACCAGTTATAAATATGTGAGTATTGCCGATGATTTCGGCGGCATATACATCCATACCAAGATCGCTGTTATCATCATGGACTTGCTCAAAATGAAGCCGCTCTCCGACTGCTCCATTCGCCTCTGGATCGACGGCCACCACCTCGTCAATCCGCAAGCCATTGCTGCGAATAAAAGCGAGTGTTTCGGGCCTGGTGACCTGTCGCCCTTGTAGGAATTCCGGCAATCCAAGTATCGCTATTTCGTCCGGCGTTACGTTGGATTTCTCCAGCCTGATTAATACGCGGTCGCCAGACGTAGTGCCTTTTTGCTTGAATACGCTACCCAAGTTTTCAATGTATCTTTCGGCTGAGCTGTGAAGGCCAAGCGGTGATTGTTCGCGGCTGAACATAATGCCAGTGTCATCAGCAACTTTTGATAAACTCTTGCCCTCGAACACAATAGCCCAGCCCAGCCCGTCAACTGCCATGCCTTCATAACCTGCGGCCATTAGCGCATCTCTCATGGCAGAAACTTCAGCCGATGACAGGTCGCCAAGATCCGCGAAGTCACTCTCTGACAGAGCGTAGACCTTCTTCAGCTTTACCTTGTGCGAACTCTGGTGCGCGCCGTACTTGTCGGCCCCGGCATCCTCGAAGGATAGGAAGTGGCCAAGCAGGCTAGTGGTTGTACCGGTATTGCTATTTAGCTTTGCATCATCAAACGAATTAAACGCATTGTGAGACCTGTGTAGGAGCGTTACTTCTTCGCCCGACCAATACCCGTCAAGCGTTCCATCGCTTTCCACGCTTTCGATGTCGGCTTGCGCGTCGGCGATGAGGGCCGCATAGGGGTCGTCTTGTTCTTTTCGATAAACCGTTCCATCATTTGCTGTGTTGTCTCTCTCATTGCTATCTCCCGTTGTTCGGCTTCTGGCTTGTTTGCCATCTTTAAATGCTTGGCCCATATCGTAGAGCATTGCGCGCATATCACTGAAAGAAGGCTCAGTTACCCAGCCTGCTTTTCTAAGCAGGTCGCGCACAGCAGTTATAATTTTGTTCCAATATTTATCAAGCGCAGACATTTTTGTTTCTGATACTGCGGCAAATAATTCCTCTGCTCTTACCGCGCCTGACTCGCCCGCGTAATCTTTATTAACCTTGCCCCAAATTGGCGCTAGCTTTTTACTTTTGGGTGCCGCCTCTTCAATGATTTTTAGCAGGTGATCGACATCTTCTTTCTTGAAAAACCCTAGCCCTTTGTGCGCAATTATTTCGTGCTGCAGTGTGGCTTGAAGGTCTTTGATGCCGTCCATGTTGGCAGCGACAATGTAGAGGGTGTCTGTTTTTGGGTCATATCCGGCTTTAATCTTGCCGTGTGAATCCCTGGACTGCGGGCCAAATGCATTTTCTTGAGTGTCATGTACCCGCACTGTGACATCGCTTGCACCTTTGTATTTTTTTAGGAATTTATTGGTAATTAGCTGCGCTGTTTTTGTGCTTAGCCCTTTAGGATCTACTTCAGCCTTGCCTTTTTCGGTAACGACCGGGACTGTGTCAGCAGGGCTGGATTGATTTTGGCTTTCCTCTTTTGAGAATAATAGACGCTCTTGTTTCGCAACCACATCCTGTCGGGATTTCCCCTCAATTCTATCGTCGTAATATCTGATCTTTAAGCCAGCATCTTTCAAAGATTTCAGCGCGTCTGGCTTAATACCTTTAGGCACAATCGCCGTGTCAAATTCACTGAACTGCACTGAGCGCTGCATCTTTGCCTCAAAGTAATCAGTGTCAAGCGACCGCAAATACTCTGTTAAGTCGGCAATGATTTGTGTTGATTCTGGCGTGATCTCAAATGTTTCGACTATTCCTGCGCGGCCTTCTGTCAGCGCTAAGCTAGCATCTTGCGAGTAGCTATAACTTTCCGCATCGAATTTATAATAAGGCTTCAACTTATCTAAAGCATCGTTTAGAACATCTGTTGCCTGATCTTTAATGGCGGCCATATCGCTATTGGGAATGATCTTATTCCGCGCTTCTTTTACACGGGCAACCGTTTTTAGTTCTTTCGCGTAAGCTGATCTCACCTGCCCTGCGCCATGGAAGAAGCTTTCTCCAGCCTGAAGTTGCTGTGTCATGTCTTTTACGACGCTATCCAGCGTGTAGTTTACATATTTCTGGCGGCCAAAGTCGTCGGTTCCTTTGTATAAAACCTTGCCTTTTACCAAGCCATCAAAGGCTTGCTTCACATGGTTATCAAAACCCTGTTGGACACTCTTGATTCTCAGTTTCTTATGAAGGTCGCGCCTGAACTGGCCCTCATCCATACCTGTGCTAGACTTATAAACATTGACATCATCGGCCATGCTGGCCAGCAACTGAGGGTTTAGTGATCCGCCAGAGCCATTGAAGAACGCTTTTTCCAATCGCTCAGCCCTATCTAAATTATCCCCAGATTTTTTTATCTTGTCTCTATATTCCTGCTCTGCCAGCTTTATAAATTCAGGGTTTGTTCGCAGCTCGTGAGGAATGCCTTCTATTTTCGAGGCTTTAATAATACGCAAAGAAACTTTTTTCTTTTTAAGTTTTGGTGCTTTTCCTATTCCATGAAGGTAGTCGTATATCACCGCCTCGCTGCGAGTGAATGCATGGAATCCATTCTGATCGCCTATCATATCGGCATCAGGCGCTCTGAAAGACACCCCCTCTTCTGGCGATGCTAGCGCGTCAACAAAACTATTCAATGCTTTCCGGTCAACTTTGTGATGCGCACGGGCTTGGCGAGGGGAATAAATATCAGCATCAAAAACACGGGCCTTACTCGACTCTAATATGCTCGGCTCTGCTAGTAATGATATTTCCCCAAACTCATTAAACCCGTCAAGATCAACTCTTGCGATGGCTAGTGATGGCGCTGCCAATCCACCAAGATCATCAGCGGCAATAACGCCTTCTTCGCTTATATTGTGCGTGACAAACAGGTTTGATTTGCTGCGTGAAAACAGCATGACTGGGGGTTTGCCGGGCTTCGCTATTGCCGATTCGCCATTCCTTTTATTAACCCTTTCCCGCAATGATGGCTTTTTTGGCGCATCGAATATATCGGCTTGAGGCGTGGGCTTTTCTACGCTCACCGCCAGGCTATCGCCATCAAGCGCGAAGTGTTCCGCCTCTCTGTCAACCTGTGCTTTTGTTTCTGCCGCGGCTATCGCTTTAGAGTTATCAGGCGCTACCTTGCCGTCCTGCTCAATATCAAGCGTCAAGCCTTCTTTGGCCTTCCTGTTTGAAAGATTAGGCGGCGCTTCGCCTCGGGCAGATCGCAAGCCTTGCTTTTCACGCTCCACTTTGTGCTCAGCCATTAGTGTGTCGGCTTCTTTCGCTGTCGATGCAATGCCATGACTAAACGCAATGCCGGTTAACTCGTTGTCGCCGCTTCTGATTACAGCCTTGCTTGCCTCGGCCTCAAGTTTCTTGACTGCTGCCGCTGCTTCTTTGGGTGAATCGGCTAATATTGCAAACTCGTCACCAGAGATGTGGAAGCCATTAACACCAGCATCAGACATCGCCTTTCCAAAGCCAGACAAAAGCCTATCGCCTGCTTCATGCCCCATTGTGTCATTGATGTATTTCAAGCCATCAAGATCAATATAGGCAATGCTTTTAGATTCTTTTAAATCTTCTTCGTATGCACGGCGATTACCAGTACCGGTAAGCGCGTCAGTGTAAAGCTCGGCCATGATCTCGTCTTGGCCCATAGCGTTTATACGCTCGCGTCGCCCTTCGTTAGATCGGCGCTCCGGGCCTCTCGATTCTGAGCGGCGGTCTTTAGCTTGCGTATGCTCAACGCCTGCCGCTTCATAATCTGCTTGCGCTTGGCCTCCAGCTTGAGCCACTGCTCCCGCGCCTGGTGCTTGCTCAACGGATTGGTAGTATTCATTTATTTCAGCCTCCATTCGACTGGGTTTTGAGGTCGCCCCGGCTTCTGGGTATGCCTCCTGAAATTGCCGCATCTCCAAGTCGATGTTATCGCGCTCGGTTTTGGCCTGGTCAAGAATTGCTTGCTCTTCAAACTCGAAGGCTTCCCGAGCATCTGCTTCTTGCTGCTCAAGCGCCGCGTCGTTTGCTTTCGACTCTACCGCATAGGTAGTCCCCATGCCGCTTAGCTCTGCGCCAAGAGCCTCAGTTAAATAAGGCACTCCGCCAAGGTTTTCCATTTCTGCCGCTGGGATATAACCCTGCTCATGTAGGCGCATCGCCATGTCGTCAATCGACGTGCCTTTCTTCGCGAACACAAATCCAACACCCGGCACATTACGATTAGTCGATAAGCCTCCAGTGATGTCCTGCTGCGAGTCTTTATTTAGGCCGCCCAGCTTAGTGACAGCCACACGCATGCTGTCTTTGTCTTTATTGATGACGGATAAGCGCTTAGCCCTTTCGCTTTGCTCTGCTGCCAGCTGTAGTTTAGCCTCTTCTTGCGGTGTTATTTCTGGCTCCGCTGGCAAGTTATCCACAATGACTTCCTCGGCCTGTGGATAACTTTGATCTTGAAGCGGGGTAAATTCTTGCGGCTGAATAACCTCATCGACTGCCATCAATGGCTGCGTGTCTTGTTCTTGCAGGTTGCGGGCCTGTGTTGGCAGATCAGTATCTTCAACCATCACCGGCGAAGCACTTTCAATCTCTGGCGATAAATCCCAGTCTTGCACCGGGCCAGGTATAAACGTGCCGTTACTATCACTATTAGCATCAGGGTTCATCAGGTCGATGACCTCGCCCTCTTGCATTGGCCGACTTAAATCAATAATGCGATCACGTCCTGGCGTCGTCTCTTTTTCTCTCAACCATGCCGGAGGCTTCAATAACTCCTCTTGCGCCCCCAGCGATGCGTTAGAGGCTGCCATTTCTTGATCTAATGCATCGCCACCTTTGGCTGCCGTATCTTCTCTGGCGGCCTGTCCTGCCTGCTCTGGAGTGCGTTTAACCTCTGATACCAAGCCGCCAGCCAAGTGCATGCCACCACTCTGCCCAATAGCACCGGCAATGCCTGATGCCGCCGCCTTGCCAATATCGTCAGTAAGGCCGACGCGGGAATCTGCGCCGGTCGCCATGCCAAAGTTTTGGCCAAATTGATTGCCGCCTTCCTGTGCCGCTTCTTCTGCCGACTCGCGCATCAACGTTGAGAAAATGTTTTTAACACCTTCGCCAGAAAAGAACCTGGCCTCGATATCAGGCGCACCGGTTAGCTTGCCCGCCACCATTGATATTCCAGTGGAAATAATTTGCGCTTCCCTGCCCGCCTCTGATGCAATCTGGCGAACAGCGTCATCATGCTCTACGCCTTCCCCGGTCAGCGCTATGTAGTCGGCAGAATAATCTTTAAGGTCATCTTTAGACATACCGAGAGCTTTGCTGTAGTTCGACGCACCCGCGTCAAGCCCTTCCATTACTGAGCCTACAGCCCAGCCAACTTTACCGGCAGCAACTGTGCCGAACTTTGCCGCTGTAGCTCTAGCCGCCATGCCGGGAACTAGCATGTGAGGAGCAGAACCTGCAACGAAATCACCCACTAGCATAGGGTTGTTAATGATCGCTTTGCCTGAATCGATAAAACCGTCAGCTTTTCTAAAAGCGCCTTGAGCCGCCTTCATCTCATCGGATTTTTGCTCATTCCAATAGTCTGTAGACCTATCTATTGTTCGGGTTAACTCATCATCGAGAGCGCCAGAATCACCGCCGGACAAGTCAACCACCTTGTCAGCAAGTATTTTTAATGGGTTGTACCTGTTGGCATAATTAAGCCCAGCAGCTAAAGAGCTGAAGCCGCCCATGACTGCGCTGCCTGCGTCGCTGGCAACATCACCCCATGATCGACCCTCTTCTTCGGTAGGTTCGTCGAACGGATTTACAGCTCCTGCAAACGGATCAGCAGCGTCAGTAAAATCAAATTCATCTTCGTTAAACGGGTTAACAGCATCGGCGAACGGGTCAACTGCATTAGTAAAGTCATACTCGGTCATTGTTTTGCCCTATCATTACTTACCAATATGCTTTAAATATGCCGCTGCTTTTGCCTTGTCCCAGCTTGGGTTTGCGCTTAGTACCGCGCTCATATTGGCATCGTTACTCCCGGCTTTATGGTCTGCCTTTCCTCCGGCTTTCTTCTCGCCAAAGTTCTTTTTATAATACCCGACCTCTTGAGCAAAAGCCTTGTTGAACTCATCACCTTCAAGCATAAGCCCTTTCAGCTTGGCGTAGGCAAAACTCTCGGCTTTGGCTTGCAGAGGCTTGCTTTGCTGCTCATAAACAAAACTTTCTGCCTGTTTATCGCTGTAACCTAGTCCGCCTTCTTCTTTTGGCGCTGTCAATATGCGGTATTCTTTGATGTTGACCGGTTCCTTATTGCCGCCACTTCCGCCAATACCTCCGCGAGCCTCATGAAACTCACCATCACTACTGTATTGCCCGAGCAGCCCGGTAGCTTTGTCTTTGGCCATCTTTCCGTAAGTTGTCTTGTCTTCTTTCTTCAGATGCTGAAGCTCGATAGCGTGGGCTGACCTCTTGTCTATCAATCCGCCTTCAAGCTCACTTGACAGCCGGGTATTAGCTTGCCGGTTTTCTGATTCCAGTTTTCTTGAAAGCCGCGTATTGTCCTGTTGGTTTTCGGCACGGTTATCTTCGGCCGCAAGGTTGTTACTGGCGCGCAAGTTCTCCATTTTCATCTTGAACTTCTGCGCAGCCTCAGTTGTTAGCTGCTCCCTATTTTGCTCCCAGCCCTGCAATACGCTAGTTGCCGCGCCACCGAATGCCGCTAATAATCCGTTGCTCATCGCTGCGCTCCCGCTAGAATGCCTTGTGGTGCAGACTGAGGAGGCGGGCCGCTTGGGTTCTGCAACATGGCTTGCTGCTGCTCAGGCGGGATGCCGCCTTGTGATAATTCTTCCTGCGCACCTTCGGCCTGTTGCATTTGCTTTACACCAAAGTTATTCAATCCAATCTGAATGCCTTTCTTGATTTCATTGGGCGTGATGTCGCCACCATTTGCGCCAATAAGGCTGACCAGCAATTGCGTTACCTGCGACGCTACGCCATTTTCAGCCATGATTAGCTCGGGGGGTATAATTACGCCTTTCTTTTGCAGGCCACCAACCACCGCTTGCATGGTGTACGTCAGGGCATTGGACAAGCCCTCCCCTGCCGAGGGAGAGCCAAACAATAAGCCGTCAACAATATTGCCGGTTTCATCGCCTGAGATAATACGCATTGCATTTACTACAATTCGCTGCATTAAATCATTCTGTTCTGGAGTGGCCTCCATGCTTTGCTGCTCTGGCGGCTGGCCTTGTGGTGCTGATTGCTGCTGTGCTGCTAATAAGCCTGGCATATCGATTCCTTAACCGTTTCTCGTGAATAGTGGCGCGCCTTTAAAAGCGCTCAGCCGCCGTATGTCAAACTTCTCATCAAGCTCTTTTCTAAACAGCGCCTCTTCTTTGCGGGTTTTACTCGCTCGCTCGTGCTGCTCTTCTGCTCTATCGCTGGTAATTTTATTCCCTGCGTAACCAAGCCCAGCCTGGAGCAATCCCTTGCCTAGTACACTTCCGGTTCCGTCTGCATTTTGCAGGCCGTAGTCTTTTAGCATTTGCTCTATCTTTGATTTTTCGCCAACCTCTTCAATCGCGCCGGAGCTTGTTGTTAGCGCTGTTTTCGGTGATGGGGCTGTGATTGCCCCAGCTTCTAACGATGGTCTTTCGCCAACCGCGTGAGTTGATGCCGTGTCGTCGCCGTAATCATCACCGTAACCACTGCCCAGCCTCTCGGTTAGCGCCTCGGCACCAAAACCCAGCCCCGCGCCAAGCAGGCCACTACCGCCCAGCGCTTTATCAATGCCAAATCCAGTAATCGCGCCGCCAATCTCGTTGCTGAATGACCCAAAGATACCAGTATCACCAGCACCGCCAATAGCATTGCCCGCCGCACCATAAGCAGCGCCCTCAAGAATGTCGCCGCCCCCAAGCGCGGCAGCACCTGCGCCAAATACCGCGCCATTAACAACGTCCGACATTACCCCATCGCCTATAAAGTCGCCAATAGCGCCCATTGCGTCAGTTAACATGCCGTCGCCAAACAAGTCAGTCGCGAAGTTTGTTAGACCTGATATCGCCGTGTTTATAATGCTCATTTATTGCTCCATTTTTTTCTGTACATCTCGGTGATCTCTGTTATCCCGCCAGGCGGAAGCTGATTATTTATATTCAGATTAATCATGAACTCCCAGAGCGTTTCTGTATTGTTTTTCTTGGCAGCCTTTACAAGCCGCTCATCTTCTTTTTTATCAAGCTTATCTTGGCTGTCGGCATAAATACCGCCTTCATCGCTGAATGCTCGAAACTGCTTTTCTTGGGCCGCCTCATGAGCGCCGCTTGCGTACCATTCTTCTTGCGCCGCGACCTGTTTATCTCGCACCGCAAGAGCTGCGGGGTTTGGGTTTCGCCAGTTCAGAGTATTATCCATTAGATCAAAGTGCGCGCCATACTTATTCCCCGTGCGCTCATACACGAACTGCTTCATCTCATCTTTCCCCGCATCCCTGTATTGGTCTCGGTACACTCCGCCGACGAGATTGCCCCCATGTCCAGGGTCGTAAAAGCCACTATCATTGCTACGAGCGCCAGTTAGAATGTCTTTAATTATATCAACAGAACCTTTTTTACGGCTAGTCATTCCTTCGGCCATAACATTGTATAAATCGGGCCTTCCGGCGGCTCTAAATATGACAGCGTATCTATCCCCCACCATGCTGTTAATCGCCGTTTTCGACTCTCGCTTAGACTCCCATTCTTTTGAAAATTGGGCCGACCCAGCGAGATGCTTGGTTGCTTTTGAAATCTCCTCAGGGGTCAATAATTTGGCGACCTCTTTATCGATACCTTTGATTAGATTCATCCAGTTGTCTGCAAATTCTGAATGGTCGTCGATGTCGTCGTCAATATGGCCGATTGTGTACTTCCCGAACGGGCCATCATAGGATGAGATGTTGTCCGCCATCTGCCCCTTCCTGCCACTCCAGACCGCAGGATCTACCGTCGTTCCGATATTAAATGTCGTGCCAATTGAATTATCCCTGTATCGATCAAAATCGCCCCCCCAAAAGGCCATATTTGCATCGCCAGCCCTCATGGCTCTGGTGTCAAGCTGTGCTTCTCTGCGTTTTATTTTATTTAGCTCCGACTCCCCGCCGCTAATGTCCCCTGAATAGGTTCTGAAGTTAAACTCAGTCGCATCACTTGGCCCCATCATCGACCCCATGATCGAGCCAATTGCGAACCCAGCTAACGCGCCTAACGGGCCTGCCCACGACCCATATGTGGCCAATGTTGTACCTGCCGCGAGACCAGTTCCTGCCGCGGCAGAAGCACCGACGCTGAACCCAACACCAGCCCCGAGGCTTCCACCCGCGTCAGAGTATCCTTTATTGTCGAATATTTCGTTAGCAAGCTTGCCGCCAGCATAAGAGGCTACCGCGCCGCCTACTGCATTTACGACATTCGTGCCAAGACCAGCCTCTTTCCCGCCAAGCAGCTCCTTGCCGTAAGATCCAACAAGGCTTTTTGCGGAATCAACGGCGACTCCGGCAACATCGCCGGTGTAATCTCGGTCGCCAGAAGTTGCGGGCGACGAGTCGCTGGCTGGCGCAGCTGTATTTGCCGGGGCTAATACCCCTTGAGCTGGCGGCAAAGCCGATACGGGTGGCTGGCTAATAGGTAGTGCTTGCGGTGTACTCGGTTGCGGCTGATACGGCGCTGTTGATGGTTGCGCCACCGGCACCGGGGCTTGCTGATATGTTGGCGTTATTGCCGGGGCTGTCACTGGTGCAAGCGGGGCGGGCGCTTCGCCATAAGAAGAGAGCGCCCCGCCCGTAGGCCCGGCCTCGATCACCGGCTGCGACGCGGGTTGATTAAACGCCTGATACCCTCCTTTCCTCGGAATAAACCCTAAATCGAATACCCGCGACATTATACGATTGCCCCGCTACTTGCGGCTTGATCTCCAGCTTGGGCGGCAATTTGAATACCTAGCTCAGGGATCATTGTGCCTACTGTTTTCAGATACCCGATGGCGAGATCTCTGTCTGCAAATATCCCCTGGGCCATGCCTGACTCAAGCGCATGGATGCCCATTTGCTCAATGGCTGTAGAGCGCTGCACGTCTGTCTTGTATGTTGATAGCTCTTTGTCCATTTCCGCTAGCGACATCTTAAAAGTGTTGTTTGCGGCGTCTCTGTCAACGGCGTTCTTGGCTGTTGCAAAAACCTCGCTTGCTCTATTGTGGGCTGCTGCGTTGACCTCGCTGACCCGATTATCTGCGCTCGCGTTATACTGGCTTGCATTATTTATTGCCGCAGAATTTGTGCGGCTTGCCACGTTATTAGCATCAGCCCCAAACCTCAGCGACTGATCTTGCTGTCGATTTTCTTGCATACTGGCTTGGTTGCTAGCACTGGCACCGAACTCGCCTTCGCGGTTTTGAGCGTTAACGTAATCTCTATCCGCGTTGAAATGCTGAGCAGAATCATTCAGCGCGAACGGCTGTGCTGCCTGTATTGCAGCAAGCTCCGCCGCGCCTACAGCGGTAGATGTGTTTAAGTTCCCTGAGCGGTTGGATTTTTGCAAAGCGTTGGTTCGAACCGCCTGCATATACTTGCTGTTGCCAGAAGTCATGCTCGCTAGAATTCCCGCCGATGTTTTGGTTGGGTCGATATTCTGCTGACTAACCCCGTACCCTGCTGTCTGGGCTTGTTCTGGCGCGCTGTATCCTGCCGCGCTGTATGTCTCTGCATTGTAGTTGGTAGACTCTGCATCCTTTAGGCCGGTGACTTGAGGCGCTAGTATGCCGGTTGCCTGCGGGGCTGGCTGCGCTTGCTGTGGCGCTGCTTGCTGTGCCACCGGTGCCGGGGCTTGCGGCGCTGCCGCAGGTGCTGCCGGTTGGGCTGCTGGAGCAGCAGCTCTTGCGGCAGGTGGCGGAGCTGGCTGGCTTTTCTTTTTGACAAATGGGTTGCGCATAATCATAGGCCCGGACTTGGGCTTTGGGTCGTCAAACCCAAGCTTGGTGCTAGCAGTGGTATACCCGAGGCTGGTTTGGGCGCGACGACTTTTATTAGAAAAGTTTCTTGGCATAATTATCTCCTGTTATTAGGCTGTAACGTCGCCAATAATTTGGCCGTAAATTATTGCCTGTATTTTAAACAAGCGAATCATGGTGTAGTTTGTTGTGGCTAGCACCGGGGCTGACCCGCCCACCCATATGACCGACATTCCAGACCAGTCAATAGTAAAACCGGCACCATCATCCACTTTTAAAATAAAGCTATCGCCGCTGGCAAAATTAGTCGCAATAGGCGTGGCATTCCCTGTCAGCTCAAGCGTTTGAACTCCGCCAAGTTTAGGGTCTAGCGCCAATCCCCCGCTGCCCGTAAAATCATATGCAACGTCTGTAATTACTTTTCCTGTCAATACTTGTGTGTCGCTTGTGCCAACAATATCTCCTGACGGAACGGCCTTGCCGGAGTCAACTAGTTCGCCGCCTGCATCGATACTAGGGATGTTGCCAGTAGTGAATGCACCGCTCTTGCCGACAATATCGCCAGCCGGTGCCGACTTGCCAGAATCAACAAGCTCGCCAGACGCATTCATTTCGGGGATATTACCGGTTGTAAACGCGCCGCTTTTACCGGTTATGTCGCCAGAGGGAAGCTGTTTGGATGAGTCTACGACCTGCCCGCTAGCGTCGAAGATAGCAATATTGTCTTGCGGTAATGTGCCGACTTTACCAAGGATGTCGCCAGAGGGCGGGGTTTTGCCGGAGTCAACCAAGTTGCCCGCGCCATCAAATGCCGCTAAGTTTCCGCTGCCTGGCGAGGTGGATGGAGTGCCAACCATGTCGGCTTCGACCGCTGCAAAGCCCGCTGCAATATCATTGAGGTCTTGCGCCTGGATAAGATCAACGTCATCGATTTTAGTGTTTACATAATAAGGGCCGGGCATATTAGCGTCTCTTTCGTCCGTTAAAATAATCTATTGTATAAGCGTCAATTTCCCAAGGATCTTCGTCGTCTGACTCGCTTTGAAATATCAGCCCGATGTACTCGCTGTGTCCTTCAAGTTCTATTTCGCCATCGCGAACCATGCCCGCGCCAAGTATTGCTTGATTCAGCGTTGCTTGATTAAGAAGCGCTCCATCGCCGTCATACTCAGGGGTGTGTTTAATCTCTTTTGCCGCCGTGTCGTGCTCAAGGCTGTAAACTGGCTTTACTGTTAGCGTCCTCAATCCAGTGCTAGCGGTGTCGAAAAACACCCGACGCCATCTCTTGACTGTGTTTTTTGCCCCCGCCGAATAAGGCGCAGGTTGCATCAAGGCTTTAATTGGCTCGCCGTCGAAGCTCGTGCCGAGTTCCATCTGCCGAACATAGCCGTCGTCTGAACCGAAATAAATCAGCTCATTGCCCTTTTCATCCTCGGTTGAATGGATGCATCTTACCGGGTGTGGAATCGTCATTTCCGTCCACATAACCGATTCGCCAGCAAACGTGCCGATGACCGCCGATCCGCTTTCAAAGAACACGCGGTACTGGCCCTTCGCACGGATCACTGTAGTGGCGACTACATGTATCCATTGATCTCTGTACCGATCATCAAGGTCGTGCGAGATAATCGCCTCAAACATGTCTGAGGAGGTGTCTGAGGCACCCATGGTTGTAACGCCGCGACTATCAACAAATAAAGTTTGAGACCCAAACGACTGGACGCTGTAGGGTACTGCTCCAGCATGGTTTGAATATTCAACCATGCTGTTTGCCACCCAGTCTAAAGGGCTGCTGCCAGCAAGTAAGATTATGCCGCCGCGAGTGAATATGCCAAGCGAGCCATTTGGCAGGCCAGCAAATCCGGTGCAATTGCGGCTTAGTAGTCGCTCTTCTGTCCCAGATACCGCCGTCCAGGCGAAAGGGTCGCCAATACCTGAGTGATGTATTCTGTTCTTGAACGACATGAACAGGTGCTTTCTGTGACCGATGACAAACGAAGGCTCATCAACATCTTGCGGGGTGATGATATCGCGCCACGTTTCGCCGTCCCACTCGAATGCCGGGTGAACACCTGAAGCGCCATACATCTTTTCTTCGTCTTGAAAGGCATAGGTGCAAAATGTGTACCGACCATTTGGCGCTAGCCCAGACTTAATGCTCTGCCAGCCTCCCGCCGCATCGCCTGCATACATGTCCGCAGACAGGCCGTCAGGGGAATTACGGAAGGCGTAGATAGCACCTTTGTAATAATAGACGCCGAGCAACTTGCCTGACCCTGGAACCTCTGCGATAGCCATCAGCCGAAGTTAAGCAATGCGCAATCGATATTTGCCACCACCTCTCCTGTCGCCAAGGTTATTGGGTCTGTTTTGCCTGTTCCGTTGTAAGCATCATTATCAATGGTGTCATCCCCTCCAACATTGGTATTCCAGCTAACTAAATAAGGCACCGATGCATTGAAATGAACTACATATACACCCGCCGCCAGTCCGGTAAATGAATACACGCCCCCAACGCCTGTAACGGTGGTGTCCAGCAACACAGAGTTATTGTCGTATAGGTTTACAGACACCCCGACAACAGGAGAATCAGGGCCGAGGGTGCGCAGCCCATCACCTGTGATCGTGTCGTCCCATACCATGCCCTCTATTGCTCCAGCCACCACAACCAACGTAGGCCCGGCCTTAACATAGCCAAGCACTCGACGATAACCACCATTGTTTTTACACTCAATATTAATGCCGCGTAGCAAAGATGATGGCTTCATGCGGGACTTTGGCGTAATGCCGTCTACGCCGCCGCCTAGGCCGATTGTTTGAGAGGATATCCGCCTCACGCCATTGGCCCTGGGAACCGAACCTGGTCTGTCTGGTTATTAACCAACTGTCGCATATAAAGATTTTTCTTTTCTGTTCCTCGCTGGATTATTTCATCAGCAACATCGTAATAACCCAGGTCGATCATCGCCATGAATACAATCAGCATATGATATTCCTCAGGCAACTCAGGCTCATCTGTATCTAAAGCCAGTACCTGTGCCGACCGCATGTATTCGCCGGTTATCACATAGTCATCATTAGGCTCAGGCCCAATAACAATGGATCTATCAGGCGCTACAGTTATAAATGACGGGTAGCCAGGTGCTGAATTATTCAGGTTGAATAGATTATTGAAATCCGGCCATGACAAATAAGTCAGCGGAGTGCTCGAGCCTGGCCCCGATGACGCTTTGTAAATCCAAGGCGGGTTTACTTTAGACTCGAAATGCCATCGCTTCAGCCGCGTGACTATACCGTCATCGTCCGAGCAATCGCCATGCGCATAAGATTTTTGCCCCGCCACAACTGGTAATGTGAATGTTTTACGCATCCATTGCCAAGGCTTGCGGTTCTGCAGCTCAATCCAAGACTGATCAATCCAGTTCACCAAGCGCAGGCTACCGGCAGAAACGCCGACAGTCGTCACGAGGTCTACCGAAGAGATACCAGTCTCCTGCCGCAATCTATTGCACATGCCGAGTCTGTTCATTTACGGACGCCTTAACTCTGCTATCAACCACGCTTTGCCGCGATCACTGTCATCTAACACCGAGAAAGGGAATCGAAGGCCGCTGTTTGTGGGATAAACATACGTCTTATCGCCTGTCATCGGGTCGATTACCTGGCGGCATGAGTAACCTGTTTTTCTGGCTCGGCATAATCCAGCAACAAACATGCGCTTAACTGCGCGAGTCTGTCCCCGGAAAAAACCTTCTTCTTTTCCGTTGACCATAATCACGCAGCCATTATCGGCATTCATTTCTGCGCTGTCATGAACGTGAACCTGGATAACCTCGTTATCAAATGCCAGCAAGTCTGCTTTATGCTTAAGCGCAGCCTCGTCAAGATTATCATTCGATAGGGGAGGTAGGTCGTATTCAGCGTCAAACTTGCGCTCTCCGCTGCGCCCGACTTGATAGTCTTGCGCATCGTTGTATCGATTCAGCTCGGTCAGTTGATTGATGGCTTTAGTGGCTTTAGATTTTGCTATCTTGGCCTCAGTTTTTGAGGCGTCCGCAAGAGCTTCTGCTTTCTCAAGGCGAGCTAGTAGTGCTTTGTTTTCCTCTTGGAATTCTTTGTTAGCGCTTAGCGCGTCATCTAGTACGCCGTCGTTATCTGCAATTTCTGTCATGATCTTCCCTTGTTTTTCTTAAAAGAAAGGGGTCGCGTTAACAACCCCTATTTTACTTAGATATCGGTAGCACCGCAATTAAGCAATGCACACCAGCCATCGTTCTGGATGAATGCAGCAGCGTGCATACGAGCACCGATAAACCCTTTAGTGCCAAGCGGGTTGCCACTATCTGGTCGATCATAAGGCACGTCAATAACACCGAATGAATCCATACCGCGAAGGGCGAGGTTAGCCCATGCGTCCTGACCAACTACCACATAATGATAAACATCAATGTTGGCACCAGTGGTGGACACCAGGCCGGTTGACGCAATAGCACCACCAGCATCGGGCGTGGCCGTCAGCTCAGGTGAGATGATAAAACGATAGCCTTCAACAGAGCCGATTTCGCAATCATGAAGAACCTGGCGATTGGCGTACTCGGAGGTTTCACGAAACTTTGGCAGGTTGCGAATATCATTCTCGCAATCTGAGCTAGCGTAAACGATATAGCCGCGCTCAACAGGGTATGTTGCCCAGTTCTTGTCACCGGTTAATACTTCAGTGGCGAATGATCCGCGATTGCCTTTGATAGACTTCGTGGCGCGCCGCAAAAGAGCAAGGCTAAGAGGCTCGTCAACCGTGGCCAAACTTGTACCGCCAGCGTAGAACGCATTAGTAATGCCTTTGAGCGCACCCCAGTCAATCATTTCACGCAATAGGCCCATGCCTTCGCCGACCTGAATTTTCATCGCAGGAGGGATTTTATCTTCGTACAGTTCGGCTGTTTTACTGGAGTAGCTGAACAGAAGGTAGTATTCCTGAAGCTGAACTGTAATATCTTGCGGGGTCAGTGTTTCAGCAGCAGGCGCTCCACCTTCCGCTAAAAGTTGTGCCGCTGGGTCAATATCCCATTTGTTGATATTGGCAGCGAAATCAGCGCCCGTACCAGCAGTAGAGCCGCCTTTCGGAAGCCATCGTCGATAGACGATTGTATCGCTCTGGTTTTTGCCGATCTTCTTCTGATCGCCTGAAATCCCGAGCACCATTTTGGGGATGGCGCGGGGGAGAATTTCGCCCTTCAGTTTGCCAATTCGTGGTGTTGCTGTTGCATAGAGTTGTGTTGCCATGACCTTGTACCGTTACATCCTACATTTTATGCAGAATCAAACTCTTCTTGCGCTGTTTTGCGTCGTCGAGTTGATCCACCTGCGCCCCGTGTTGGGGCAATAGCATCGGCAAGCAGTGTGTTTGGCTTTGTCGCTTCCAGTTCTTGATTACCAGCGTCATGGTCGACAAGCGGCCTATGAGCGTCATGGTAATCGGATAGAACCTGAACGGCATCGTTAACATTCTGGCTATTCATTGCTACATTAATATACTGTTCTGTTTGATTCATTACCCAGTTCTGATAATGATCGCTATTAATTGTTGTTTCCCACCCAGGGAATGAGCCGTCAAGTTGGCGCATATTTCTGAGCTGCTGTATTTCACTGCCCGCTTGATTCAAAAGCTGCTCTGATTCGGCAAACTTTTGATTAGCCTGTCTGGCCTGGAGGTCAAAAGCGCTGGCTATTTCTGGTAGCTCTTCGCGCAACGTGGCCATCTCTTCAGATTCTTTGCTCTTCTCTGCAGGCGCGTCGGCGACTTTTTCTTTTGCCTGTTGCATGAGTGCTAGCTTTTGACTAAACCCACCGACATTACCCTCGAGATTATGCAGCCTGCGTCCTATCTTCTTCATCAGCGCGGCTTCAATCTTATCCATCGCTTCGTCAGATATGTTTAATTCACTGGCGGTTGCTTCTGGTATGGGGTCAGTATCTCCAGCCTCCACAACCGTCTCGCCAAGCTGGTCGTCTTCAACAATTTCAGGCGCTGCCTCTTCGGCAGCCTCGATCACTTCATCTTTAATCTCAGGCTCGGCGCTATCAGCGGCGGATTCCTGCCCCGCCATAAACGCATCTTCAATGTCTTTCAGTTCTTGCTCTGCTGTTAATTCTGTCGCTGCAGCACCCATATCATTCCCCTTAATATTTAATTGCTTTCTTTTCTATCGCCAGCAATAACGCTTTAACTTCGCCGATAGCTCCACGAGTTCTAAAAGTCTCATCGAGCGCCAGCAGCTCGTCATTCTTTTTGCGCAATACTAGCAGCCTGTCTTCCAACAGCTTCTTTAACCGCTGTAACTGCGCGCTAGATTTGTCAGTATCCGTAATTTCGTAAATCAATTGACGCGCTCCACTCGGTAATACGATGATCCGACCGCTTCGATAATCTCACCATCTATCAAAGCATCCATCATGCCCTGCGTGTTTTTGATTTCAAGCGGCACTTCATTGCCTTTAATCAGCTCCCACTCCTCGCCGTCACTCGACTTAAAGAAAATGACTTTCGCCATCTCCTTTTTCCGCAGTGGCTTGCCGTTGATATTTACTATCTTGCTCATAGGGCTACGATGTGAGTTTTGTTGTCGCGGTCAGTGAACAGTTTTGTTCCGGGCGCGAATGTGACGGCCTCTGCTATGTTGTCGCCTTGTTGAGTCGTCACTTGTAAAAAACAGCCTACGCCTTTCACTTGCATTGCCTTGGTCGATTTCATCCAGCCCTCGCCTTTAGAGCTGGCTTTAGCGATTAATTTGAACGTATCAGGGTTGCCATGAAACTCAATATCGCTGACATTGACCGCCGCGTCTTCGCCAGAAGTGTTGATTAATGTCTTTGATGTTGCTTTTGCTGCTTTCTTTGCTAATGTCATTTCATTCCCCTTAATATTGATAAGCCTGTCCAGCGGGCGCTCGCCCTACCGGCTCTACTGCTGGCCTTGATGCGGATTGCATCGATTGCATGGAAAGCTCTCGCTGTACCATGAGTTTCTGCATTACTTCGTTGATTCGTACTTTTAATGTATCTGCGTTCACATCTTTCTTGCCCATGTGCCGCATCTCTTCTACAGCTAGCGTGATCTCATCCTCGGCCTGTTGAATGCTTGCTTTGAGCTCATACTCTTGCTGCTGAAGCGCTTGCTTAGACTGATGCTCAGCGGCTTGCCTGTCTGCCTGTCCTTGCTCTCTGATCTGCGCTACTTCTACTCGAGGATCAGCCGGAGCCTGTCCCATATTTGCTACTATGTTTTTCCATTCTTCATCGTCATATTCAAACTTAGCTGGGTCAAGCTTCTGAGACCGCAGTAATTCTTTCGCTACTTTCTTGGGATCAAGACCGTACACAGGGTTAGATGACATGCCCATAAACTCATTGAGCTTATCTTTTTCTATCGACCGCTCGACAAGCGCCGATGACCCTCGGGCATTAACGCTAAAGTCGCCTTTCTCGCTGTCGTCTTCGCCATGCTGTAATAGGTAAGTGTAGTACCGAGTGATATGCGGGACTGTTACCAAGTCATCAAACATTCGAGCGATACGACGACGCACTATATTGGCGTTGTTGTTGAGTATCTGAGTTTGACCAAGCGTGTCGCCGCCTCTCGACCCCATCTGGCCTTGCATAATAGTCGGCAGGCCCGTGACATCCTCGGCCATTTTAAGCGCCAGGCTGATGATTCCCTGCAGCTGCGGGGCCATCATGTCGATTGTGAAGTAAGTGAACCCTTTGTTCAGATCATTCTCTGTAGCGCCTGGCGCCAGCCTAAAGCCTTTGCGTGGGGCGACACCTGCAATGCCGTCAATCGGCTCAAGAATTTCTTCGTTGAACGCCCACATTGGGCCACCAGCTAAGCCAGCGTTATTCATTAAGTTTCGCGAAGCACCTAATAGCATTCTTTGCGGGGCGCGAATCTGGCTTGACACACCAATACCCCATGGCATGTTTTTGCGCTGCTGCCAGAACATAATGTCGTATGGAAAGTCGCCGGTTTCCAGCGGATTAAGCACGCCTTTGATCACGCGATTGTTTACGATAGTTATCTGTGCGTATATCGGGCCTTCTTCAAGCTCGCTGCCGTCCCGATCTGCAGCATCTAATACTGCGGACAGCTCTTCGCGCTCTACTTCTCCGTAGAAATACCATATTTCAAACAAGCCTGCTCTATCGCGCTTCATATCGCCTGGGTTACAGGTGGTTTCGCGCGCTTCCGTTGGCCCTTCACTCAAAGCCAGCATTATTTGATCGTCAAGATAGCCAGGCGTTCCCGTTAATTCGCGCAGACGCTTTGTCGAGATATCGTCGCGCTCAAATATATAACTGCCGTCATGGATGTTCTCGCCACAACCTTTAGCTGGGAATAGGTTCCAATAGCTAATGCGACGCGAAACGGGAATAATCTTTTCACTGATAACCAGCTCACCCTCAATATAAGCAACGGATCGCTTCTTCTCGGGTATTGGTCCTTTAAGAACTCCACTGCCTACTCTTGCAGAATCCTCAATGATCTTGCGAACATTAGCGTGATACTGGCCTTCAACCTGCCAATCTTCAATTCTTAGCTGCGCCTTCCTTACTTGAGCTTTTGATTCCTCGGCCATAGCGTTCGCATCATTCATAATCGCGGCACGGAACTCATCAGGGTTTTGCGATGCTGCGGCCTGCTCTTCAAGATGAGGGGGCAATACCCCTTTGGCAATCGATACCAACTCAGGCAGTGGCGTATCTTTCAAATCCCATGCATTATCGTCCGTGGGAAGCAGCATGTCAGCCATGCTTGCACCAGCAGAATCGCAATAAGGGCGAGTGATGTTGAGGAATATAGTGGAGCCTGACTCTTCTGCTTCCACGTCAGCCCTTCCTAACGGACGGAGCGAATCAGCATTACGGGCTTCAGTTTCAATAATGCCTTCGTAATACTCCTCATCCAACTTCCATTGATCTTCTATGCCCGTCGATTTGCGATAGGAGATAGCTTCAGCGCGCTTACCTGCAATGGCCTGGCCTAATGACTGCACCATCTGATCCTGCTCGGCCTTATGCGCTGCTATCTGCTCGATCAAGGACTGAACATCCTCATCATCCATGTCTTCACAGAGATGCGCCAACTCTTCCTCGGGTAATTTCGCAATCATTCCGATCTCTAACATCTAATATCCTGCAACGCTGTCTGACATTCTTGGTGAGTTGTAAATAACGCGTCTCGCATTTGATCTTGGTGGCTTATACGCTACAGCCAAAAGCCCCATTGCATCAGCACAGTGAGAAGCAAAGTCATGATCTGGGCCTAAGCCGATATCTCTCTTCTCATCGCGCTTCTCTTTGTAAAATCCCAGGGTGTAAACCCCGTCTACTGTTGTTGCTTCGTTAAACCACATGCTCGGGAAAAGCCTTCTAACAGCTTCTATCCGCGCTTGCGCTGCGCCTTTGCCCTGGTTGGGTATCACGATGGCTTTATAGCCTGCATCCTGAAACGCACTTTCATAGCTTGTTCGGTGCACCTTGTCGTTTGTCGCACCATCATGGGGCAAGTATACCTCAGCTTTATCCGAAGTATAACCCATGCCGCGCATCCACCCTAGGTGGTCGGATATTTCCTGTCCTTGTGCTTCGTAATAGGACAGAACGCGCACCTCTCTGCCCACAAACTGTGCAGCCCATATCGAAAACGCATCAGAAGACTTGCCGGTTCCGCCAATATCGCAGAATAATTTGATCGGCAATAAAGGGTCGGCAGCTACGCGACCAATCCGCCCCTGGTTCTTTGCTTCGATTAAATGCTTGGAGTAGTACGCGCCAGAGACATGTTCTTTGTACCCGCCTTCCCAAATGTGCGCGTAATTGTCAGGGTTGTGTTTTAAGTCACGCTGACGCTCCACCTCCATGACTTCAGGAAAGAACTTATTGTCCTTGTAATTAAGCTCAACGACTAGCATGTCAGGATCTTTGATTTTACGGAACCGTTTATCCGTCGAGCTGGTTTTTAACTCAGGGTTCCATGTCACCCATATTTCAGAGTTGTGTTCGCGCACTGTCGGGATCACTTTAGACCATGCCGTATCAGATATACCTTCGGCTTCATCAGCCCAAAATAGATGAATCTTGGCTTTAGATTTAATGCTGTCGATGTTCTTGTGCATGCCCACGAATGAAAACTCTATTCGCCTATTTTTCGTGCGGATATACTTCTCTCCGACATCGTAATAATCAGCGAGCCAAGGTATCGACGCGATGACCTCCTTAATCTCAAGCATAGAGCTGTCATCGAGAGAGTTCATATATTCCCTGCCGCAAACAATACGGCCTCTCTTGCCTGCTGATGCAAGCTCATATCCGCGTATAGCAGACATTAGTGCAAACGTGCGAGTCTTTCCGCTTCCTCTCCCTCCATAAGCACCACGCACTCTTATGCGGTGAGACTGCTTTCGACCGTCAACAACTGCTGTAACACGGTTGGTCGTGAACACCGGCACCAGCTTATCCGGTATAAAAACACTTTCGACTTCTTCTTCTGCGGCGTTAGACACCGATAATTCTCACCGGCCTATGAATCGCCGGGGAATGATCTTCATTGAGTTCAATTGTTTCTTTTGCTTGAGTTGCCACCACGCTATCTGCTGCGTCACCCCTCATGCCTACTATCTGTATTATTCGCACTGCGCCACCTAGATCTAATAGTTTTTGCTCTATGTCTGAGGTGTCAACGCGGTTGGCCACTAATTTCAGCGCTGCTACAGCCTGCGTCAAATCGTTCTCAGATCTACACTCTCTGTATAGATCAACCGCCTCTTTTAGCACCCAGTCGGAATCTATAGATGTGCGCTCTGCTTGTTCTTTTTTTAGCTGGGCTATCCGCTGAACCATTGCGGGTTTAGCGTGATGCTCAAAAGCCTTAGCCTCTAGCGATTTCTTGGCGAATTTTGACGTATCGTACATACTGTCGGCGAATGACTGGATTTTATTGTTTGACAGCATAAACGCCTGGGCAACAGATTCCTCGTTCGGCGTTAAACCCCATTCATTCCTCATATGCGACATCTACAACCCATTCATAACTAAAAGCAATAACAAGTGACCGCTTCAAGCCGGACTTGCTTATGTGAAAAATACCACAAGTCCGCCGCCTGCTGCGTGACGAGTCCTGCCATAAAGACTTCCGCTACCATCGCTGCCTCTCATGCCTTGCAGTGGATCAATATGGATGCCTTTGACGGACTCCGATGGAGTGCTGCCCGCTCTAACCCACTCTTGCATCGTCCCTGATCTATTCTGCGCAATAAAATCTGCCGCACTTGTAATCAAGTCGTAGGTTGTGCCTATTCTTTTTTCTGCCATTGTTATTTCCTCAGTCTAATAAAATTGGGCCAACGCCCGCGTACATTTGCTAATTTAAAATTAATGCTTTTGTGCCGGAATACATAGGCAATACAACAATATCCACCGAAGTTACAGGCAATGAAACAACATCTCCTGCCTCGTTGAGTGAAATAATATCTTTCAGATAAGGCAGGATAGTCGCTTTATCAATTGCTTCTACGACTGAGTAGTATGCTTCTTTAATCACTACACCCTCATTATCGTAAGTGCCTGCTGTTTCTCTGGCTTCACGAATGCCTGCGACTTCCCAAGATAAACCGAATGCAGCAAACAAGCCCTCTAGCACGGCTTTGCTTAATGCTGGATGAGTTATCCTTGCATGAATTAGCTTCTTACCATCATCTGACTTAGTACCTATCCCAGGGAAGCTGGGCCACTTTGCATTGAGTGCTGTCAACTGATCCTGTAAAGCCTGTGGCATGTTGTCGAATTCAGTGGCTTCTGGAAGTATTAAGTGAATATCATATTCAATCATTAGGCTTGCCTCTTCAGTATTTCAGCTTCCTGATTAGCTTCAATCCATGCCTCGATGCTGGCTTGACCTACACCGCTAGCAGGCATTCCATTAAACATTTGCAGGCCACGAATAGTTATCGCCCCGTCCAGTATTTTGGCTATGATCAGCTCTGGATCAACTGTGAGTGTGGTGAACGTCGCAGGGCTAGCGTCCCAGTGCTGAGTGGTGTTATCCATCTCGTAATAGCCAACCTGAAGTATATTAAGGCTAGCGTCCCAATACACTGAGGCAATTATTTCAGTGCCGGGTGTATGGCCGCTCAATATGGCGGGAGTGCTTGTGCCGTCTGTCGCTTTTAACCCGTCATCATTTGCAGAGCGGAATAACAAATTAGCGCTAGCACCGCCATAAACTAACTGCTCTGCACCCAATGCTGCCCAGTCGCCTGAGGGTGTGA